CGTTCAGTCTTTTTCATGGGTTTTCTCCGAACGTTGTTCACGATCCATGATGCCTGACGTGTCTAATAGGTGGGCAAGGCTCACACCTCCGCCAAGAATGACGAAGATGGTGAGTATCAATAAAGATCCTATAAACATGATGTACTCCTTATAGCTTGTTTGAGTGATGGTGATAGGCCATGCGACGTGATTCGTCAGCAGAGAAGCCCATGCGCGTGTACTCCGAGTAGCGGTCCGCAAGCTCTTGAGCGCGGATCGTGCGCCGTGGTACGCGGTTAAACTTCGTGGTACGTGGTTCACGGGTATATTCGTCGTAAGCGGCTAGATATCTCATGATGATTCTCCATTGCGTGCAGCGGCTGCCCGGTTGCATTCATCGATGAGGTCTTGTTGGAGGCCCTCGAGATACCTGTCGTAACGTAGTTGCCAAGCAAGTGTTATCAGAGCTGCGATAACCGCACCGGCCATGCCGAATGCGAGGAACATGAGAGCCATAAAGGCCATATCTACTAAACTGTGGACTCTAAAGTATGGAAGGTTTTTCATTAGATGACACCTTCTGAAGAAGCGGTGAGTATGTCGATAACGGCACTTGTTTCAGCCATCTCGGCTGCAGTGTCTAGGTCTTCCATTACGTATGCGCCTGCAACGACTATGGCAATCTCTCTCCAGTTATCCTTAGCGAATGCGACTGCCTGAGTCAGGTTAGTCTTGTTGAGGTACATGCTGGCTGCGAGTAGTGCTTTAGGTTTGAAGTTCATGATGATCTCTCTTAGTAGTACTAACTCTTATGAGCTAGTTTCAACATTGAATCCGACCGGTTTCGACGTAGGAGAAAACGTGGGGGGTCCCTGAGCGTGAATCGAGATCAAGGTTCCATGACTACGATTCGGGGTTGGGGTGCCTGAATATCCGCGGGGGGGAGATAGTCCATGCGAGATATAAACGTACTTTTCATATTTTTTTTCTAAAAAATTCTCCATACATATTAGTTATGCTAATATGTAGTATGGCTTTACCCAGCACAAATTGCACATCATGCGACCGCCCAATACCTCAAGACTCCAGCCAAACAGGCAGGAGGAGATGCCAACCCTGTAAAATAAAGAAAGCGCAGATCCGCATATCGGCCTCCTATGAGAACTACTTACGTAATCTTTACTCCCAGAGTAAATCAAACGCTAGACCTGGAAAGCGCGGCGCTGACCACAAGTGGGAACTTGCACCTGAAGACTTTATAGCCCTGTGGGAGAAGCAGAAGGGGAGGTGCGCAATTTCAGGCGTGTTCCTGACTCACCACAAAGACGGCTCTGGGACGAAGGACTACAACGCGTCAATAGATCGCATCAGTGGCGAGAAAGGGTATACCGTCGACAACACGCAGCTGGTCTGTTATCGGATCAATATTATGAAACACACCCTGTCTGAGGACATGTTCTACTGGTGGGTGAAGACTATTAACGATTCTTCTTGTGATTAATTATTAGCTCAGCTAATATACGCCATGAGTAAAATAGAAGTTTTAGCTATTACTGGTTTAGACGACGCAATCCTCGGATCAGCAGTTGTTAACGGGCAAGAAGTGCTTGCTTACGACTTCGACAAAGCCATAGGCATTATCTTGGCGGTAGGGCATACCGAAGAGTACGCCCATGACTATTTATCAGAGTTGGCCGAACAAAAAGCCGAAGGCGCGCCTGTATTTGTATATATAGATAACGATGACGAGTTCTATGGATCAACAGCTTCAGACGGAACAACCATCCACTGACCTAGTTAGTGAGCACACCGAATTCCAATCGCATATGCCGTACATGGGCATAAGCCGTGGATCATTAACCATGCAGCAAGAAAAGCTGGTCTCGCTCATCTCTTCAGGGATGACGACTGCAGCTGCTGGACGTGGTGCTGGTTACTCCTGCCCCCAGGCGGCTTACGCTGCTGCAAAAGTCCCCGAAGTACAAAAAGCGATTGAGTATTTCCGCCAGGAGATGCGTGAAGAGGTGCGATTTAGCAATCAGCACGCACACATGATGTATATGGAAGCCTATAACTCCTCGGCAAACGCCACTGAAATGAAGAACACCACCGATTCGTTGGTCAAGCTGCACGGTTTGGCTGCACCTGAGAACGCTACCCAAGTAAATATCAACATTAACGGCACTAAGCAGCTAGAGCGCATGAGTGACGAAGACCTGTTGAAGATTGCGGGTAAAGACATCGACTACTTAGAACCCAAGAGTGACTAATTATGATGAGCGCACGCATGCTAGGTTTAACCCCAGCACAGAGAAAAAAAGAAGAAGGGAAGAAGCCCGCGCCTAAGAAGAAGCCCGCGCCTAAGAAGAAGCCCGCGCCTAAGACCGTCGTTCATACAATTAATGAGAAGGGTGGCGCAGTCGGTAAAGCACTAACCCCTAGAACAACCCTTATGAGAGCGCTTGTGAGTAAGAAAAAACCTAAAAAGAAGGCGAAATAATCATGGCCAGTACTGAATTCCCGCATAGTAAAAAACAAGCTGCCGCGCAGGTTGCTAAGCTGAAAAAGATGAACGCCGCTGCCGCTGCTAAGAAGAAAGCTAAGCCCAAAGCTAAACCAAAGAAGAAGCCCTACTAATGCCCGCACCTATAGTAGGAGTTCTCGGTATAGCAGCGCGTGAGGCAGTTAAGCACGGTATAAAAAGAGCTGCTAGCAGCAAGCTCAAAAAGAAGGTTAAGACAGAAGCGCGCAACACCATAGAAGGTATCGCACTTACGAAAGCGGAGATAGCTGTATTTCGCGCAGCAAAACAAAGAGAAAACCATGAGAGTAAAGAACGAAAGAAGCGAGGCGGCTCTAAGGTAAAACCTAAAGCTAAAGCTAAAGCTAAAGCTAAGCCCAAAAAAACAGCTGCCCAGAAGCTCGGGTCAGTAAGAAACAAAGTGTACAACCCTGTAAAGAAAAGAATGTAAATGACTGAGATCACGAGGATCGAATGCATACGGTGTAAAGCGTCTCACCCTGAGTCTCTGTACTCGGGTGACGATCGACTCTGCGTGTATTGCAAAGCGGAGATCGCGGAGCGTGGACCATTACCCGCGACTCCCGAACCGGAGCCCTCGAAAGCCGATACGGTAGAAGAAAAGGCGCGCGCGGAACTTGCTCTACGGTTCCTGACGCGTAAACGGTTATTACCCTTTGTAGAGAGGTTCAACCCTGACTATTCCGCAGGGTGGGTACACAAAGATATTTGTAATCGCTTAGAGGAGTTCTCAAGGGATGTTGCTGATAAGAAGTCTCCGAGACTTATGCTATTTATGCCGCCACGACACGGTAAAAGCACGCTTGCATCAGTGGCGTTCCCAGCGTGGCATCTCGGGCGGCACCCCCAACACGAGTTTATTAGCTGTTCTTACTCTGGCTCTCTCGCTATGGGCTTCTCACGTAAGGTACGTGGCCTGCTACGTGAAGAGGGATATAAGTCAGCTTTTAAGACTCGTCTCGATCCACAGTCTCAGTCTGCTGAAGCATGGCTTACTACTTCTGGCGGCGGTTATGTTGCTGCCGGTGTTGGCGGTGGTATTACTGGTAAGGGTGCTCATATCCTTGTCATTGACGATCCGGTAAAGAACAGGGATGACGCCGAATCCGCGAACGCACGTGAGAGTGCTTGGGACTGGTATACATCTACGGCGTACACACGTCTTGCGCCTGGTGGTGGTGTGTTGGTTATTCTCACTCGCTGGCATGACGATGATCTTGCGGGACGGTTACTTAAAGCAGCAGCAGATAATGGCGAGCAATGGGAAGTTGTTAACTACCCCGCTAGAGCAGAAGTTGACGAGACCTTCAGAAAGCAGGGCGAAGCGCTCCACCGCGAGCGATACGACGAAGAAGCACTTGCAAGAATTGAGAAAGCTGTTGGCCCAAGAGACTGGTCAGCACTGTACCAACAGAATCCAGTAGCTGATGACGGTGATTATTTCACCAGAGACATGATCAACTACTACGACCGCGAAGATGTGGACGAAGACCGTATGCGTTACTACTGCGCATGGGATTTGGCTATTGGTAAGAACGATCGAAACGATTACACCGTCGGTATGGTTGTAGGCGTCGATGAGCATGATCAGATATTCATAATGGATATGGTCAGAGGCCGGTTTGATGGATTTGAACTGGTTGAGCAGATCTTAGATATGTACGAGGTCTGGAAGCCTTCGATCATTGGTATCGAGAAAGGGCACATCGAGATGGCTTTAGGGCCGTTCCTCGAGAAGCGTGTTCGTGAGCGCGGATTATACGAAGCGTACTTTAAAGATTTAAAAACTGGCCGCAGGGATAAAGAAGCGCGGGCCAGAGCAATCCAAGGACGAATGCAACAGGGCATGGTGTTCATGCCGAGAGATGAAGAATTTACAGGCCCTCTGGTAGCAGAGTTATTGCGCTTTCCGAATGGGGTACACGACGACCAAGTAGATGCGTTGGCTTGGGTAGGTCTCATGATGACGGAATTCAGCACATTTGTTGAACGCGTTGAGCATGTGCCGACCTGGCGAGACAGATTACCTGGCCTATTCAAGGGCGAAAAAACCAAATCAGCAATGAGCGCATAACAATGGCTAAGAAAAAGATCGATCCTGCAAAGGAAGAAGAAATTACCCGCACCCAGTGGGCTCGTTACGAGCGCGCGCGGGACAACGGGCACCTAGACTATGTCGAGATGGCCCTAAAGTGCGACGAGTACTACCGAGGGGACCAGTGGGACTTGGACGATCAGTCTGCTCTTGAGGCAGAAGGGCGTCCCGCGCTTACTATTAATACGATCCTACCTACTGTTAATACCATCCTTGGTGAGCAGTCGACGCGTAGAGCTGACATACAGTTTAAACCCCGCAGAGGGGGTGATGCTGAAGTGGCACACACCCTGACTAAGTTGTACATGCAGATCGCCGATAACAATAAGCTCGACTGGGTCGAGCAACAGGTGTTCAGCGACGGTTTGATTATGGACGGTCGCGGTTATTTCGACGTACGTATGGACTTCAGCGATCACGTTGAAGGCGAAGTTCGAATCACGGCGAAAGACCCACTAGACATACTCATCGATCCAGACGCCAAAGACGCAGACCCTAAGACTTGGAACGAAGTGTTCGAGTCTAAATGGATGACATTGGATGAGATCTCAGAGTTGTACGGAGAGAAGCAGGCTGAGCGCCTATTGTTTGTCGCTGAGAACGGTATGAGTTTCGGCCCTGACTCTGTTGAGTATCAGGAAACCCGCTTTGGTGATACGGAAACTAACGACGATTACTTCGGCGCAGGAGTTCCTGGTGACGAAGAGTACCGTAATGTAAAAGCCTTACGAGTGATTGAACGCCAGCACAAGAAGTTGAGCCGTGCTCAGTTCTTCGTTGACCCTGATACAGGTGACCAGCGACAAGCGCCCGATGAGTGGAGCGACGCTAAGAATAAAAAGTTTGCTAAGCAGTATAACCTCACCCTTATTAGTAAGGTTGTTAGGAAGATCCGATGGACCGTAACCTGCGACAAGGTTGTGCTGCACGATGATTGGTCTCCGTACAACCAGTTCACCCTTATACCATTCTTCTGTTACTTCCGTCGCGGTAACCCCTTCGGCGTTGTACGTAACCTTCTATCACCGCAGGAGCAGCTGAACAAGATTGCGTCTCAAGAGCTGCATATCGTTAATACTACAGCTAATAGTGGTTGGATGGTTGAAGCAGGCTCACTGGTCGGTATGACAGCGGACGACTTAGAAGAACATGGAGCAGAGACAGGTCTCGTACTCGAATATGCCCGCGGTACTTCACCCCCTAGTAAGATTCAACCTAACCAGATACCTACTGGCCTTGATCGTATTGCTATGAAAGCAGCAGCAAACATTAAGACTATATCTGGCGTGAACGACAGCATGTTGGGCACGGACAGTGCCGAAGTATCCGGCATTGCAATCCAAGCCAAGCAGAACCGTGGCGCGATTATGATCCAAGTACCTTTGGATAATTTACGCAAGTCACGTCAATACCTTGCTGAAAGTATCTTGAACCTTATCCAAGCATTCTACACAGAGCAACGTGTGATCCAGGTTACTAACGAAGCTGACCCAATGAAGCCTCGTGAAGAGATGATCGTCAACGAGATGACGCCTGAAGGGGCGATTATTAACGACCTTACTCTTGGAGAATACGACGTAATTGTAGCCACTGCGCCCGCGAGAGACAGCTTTGACGAGACTCAGTTCGCAGAAGCGCTCAGCTTGAGACAGGCCGGTGTGGTCATCCCAGACGATGCAATCATTGAGTACAGCCACCTAGCGCGTAAGGGAGAACTTGCTACACGCATCCGTCAGATGACTGGGCAAGAGCCCCCGACCCCAGAGCAGCAAGAAGCACAGGCACAGCAGCAGCAGATCCAGATGCAGCAGCTACAGCTTGAGATGGCTAAGCAGGATGCCGAAGTTAAGAAGCTACAGTCTGAAGTTGCCTTGAATATAGCGAAAGCGCAAGACGCTACAGACGTTGATCCTCAAGTACGTATGGCAGAGATACAGGCCAAGCTAGAAATCAACGAGCGTCAGCTAGAGCTTAGACGCGAACTTGCCAACCTAAATAACACAGCTAAAGAAACACAGTCACAAACCTCTGCGGCAACGAAGTTAGCCACCGCAGCTTTTAGTAACACCAATAGGAACAAATAGGAGTTCTTAAATGAGTAAGCAAAACGAAGAAGTAGAAGATAAAGCCCTAGATTTTGACGTAATGCCAGGAGCAGATCGTGTTGAAGACGACGATATGCCTAACTTGGACTTGAGTTTTGACACTGTTGCAGAGGAGCCAGAAGTAGTTGAAGAGCCAGCAGAAGTTGTGGCAGAGGATGCAGAAGAGGAAGCCCCCACTGAAGATTCTGAAGAAGCCGTGGCCGAAGGCGAAGGGGATGAACCCGAAGCAGAGCTCGACGAAGAATTAGAAGAGGAAGAGCCTGTAGCCGAAGAACCAAAAGCTAAGAAGAAGCCAATGGTGCCCAAGGCTAGACTCGATGAAGTCCTCGCCAAACAGAAAGCTCTGCAAAAACAGCTCGATGAAATGAATGCAGCTAATGTCAAAGACGAAGAAGCGCCTGAGACCTACGATTTTGACGCAAAAGAAGTCGAGTATCAGAATATGGTACTGGATGGTGAGTCAGCCAAAGCGGTTGCCCTGCGCA